TACCGCCGCGCAGACCGGCGCCGCCACCCAGGATCTGAGCAACGTCACAAACGCCGCGCTGCTTTCCAAGGCCGCGTCTGCGGGCGTAGGCATTCCCATCGCCGCGGCTGCCTCCACGGACGGCGCCGCGTATACGGCCACCGTGCCGGGCGTAACGGCCCTCAAAAACGGCCTGACGATCATTGCAGTGCCCGCCGTGGTGAGCACCACCAACGAGATCACCCTCAACGTCAACGGCCTGGGGGCCAAAGGCGTGCGTGTGCCGCTGAGCTCCAACACCTCGCTGATGACCTCGCCGCGAAGCAGCGCCTTCTTTACCGCCGGGCGCACCGTCACCCTGCAGTACGACGCGGAGGGCGGCGTCTGGAAAACCATCGACAAGCAGCGCGCTTCCGCGCAGGATCTGTACGGCGAGGTGCCCATCGCCAACGGCGGCACGGGCGCAACCACCGTAGAGGGCGCGCTGCAGGCCCTGGGCATCCCCGAGGGCAACGTCGCCACCCCCGGCGTGCGCTGCATCTATGCCGGCACGGAGGAGCTTGTATCGGGCACCAGCGCCCTGCCCACCGGGTACATCTATATTCAGTATGAGTAGGGAGGTGGGGATGCATGCCATTCAAGGGATGGTTTGGCATCGCCGAAACGGCGCGGCAGTTTAAGAAGATCGATATCGGCGTCGCCAATGTCGCCCGAAAGGTCAAAGCCATCTGGATCGGCGACGAAAACAACCTGGCCCGGAAGATCATCTTTCTGAGCATTTCTGCCCCGAGCAGCCTGCGGGTGAACGGTCTGACCAGCGATTCGGACTCCTATTGCACGCTGACCTGGACGGCAGCCACGATCACGGGCGCCGCCGGCATTACCTACTACATTTACAAGAACGGCGTGCAGGTGGCCACAACCACCAGCACCAGCTATACGTTTGCCAGCAGCACCATCAGCGGCTGGAGCGGCGTCACGCTGACCGTCAAGGCGTACAACGAGACCACGGGCTTCAGCGACGCCAGCAACGCTGTCACATTCACCTATGTGCAGCCGATCACCCTGACCGCGCCGAGCAACCTGCGGGTCAACGGCAGCACCAGCAGCACCGGCTCCAGCTGCCGCCTGACCTGGACGGCCTCCACCCTCAGCGGCGCTACGGGCACGATCACCTACTACATCTACAAGGACGGCACGCAGGTGGCCACAACTACCAGCACCAGCTACACGTTCAGCACGTCCACGATCACCGGCTGGAGCGGCGCTTCCCTCAAGGTTCGCGCCTATAACAGCAGCGCGGGGTACAGCGCGTATACCAGCGCCGTCACCTTTACCTACAGGCCCGCCAGCGTCAATATCACGGTTGCGGCCAGCAAATATGCTACCAGCGACAACAGCTCTCTTGCAAACACCGGCGGAACGAGCTGCACCGTGGGGCGGTCTACGTCCAGCAGCCCCGTTGGCACGGCGATGAAGTTCAACGCGCCAAGCGGCGGGTGGTCGCAATATAGCAGGGCGACGCTGCATGTATATCGCAACGGCGGCAGCGCGTCGGCAAATATTGAGTTTGGCAAAATGAGCGTGGCCTATTCTACCACGCTGTACTGTACAGAGTTCTACTATGGCCAGTATGCGTCTTCCATGGGCTCGGTTGATGCAGGCGCGGCAAGCCGCTGGGTGTCCATCGACATTTCTTCTTACCTTCCGTCCGGCACAAGCGAGCTTGGCATTACCCTGATGAGCAAAAACGCCTATTGCATTGTGGACGGCACAAACGCCTATATCCAACTGTCGGCATAGTTGAAAGGAGACATGATGATGAACGAAAACGCAAAGAAAGTAATTGAAGCCGCACTGTCCTGCCTCGGCTATCCCTATGTGTTTGGGATGTGGGGCAGGAAATGTACCCCTGCTGTTCGCCGCCAGTACGCGGGCTATAACACCAGCCACAAGCGCGCGATCTTCAAAGCCTGTCCCGTGCTGAGCGGCAAGCAGGCAAATTGTACCGGCTGCAAATGGGAAAACGCCCTGGCCTTTGACTGTCGCGGGTTTACCTACTGGTGCCTCATGACGGGCTACGGCATGAAGCTCAAGGGCGGCGGCTGCACCAGCCAGTGGGGCTACCGGAGCAACTGGCTGCAGCAGGGCGTTATCCAGGACATGCCCGATGTGGTGTGCTGCGTTTTTCAATACAACCGTAGGAAGTATCAGCACACGGGCCTGCACATCGGCGGCGGCG